GGCAGTAGTATTTTAACTGATTTCTTGTGTATATATGAATATTATATAAAGCAATTACTTCAAATTATTATACATAAATGAAACAATTTATAAAAGTATTACACCTTTTTCATTTAAAACGCACCATTAAAGATTTATTTTATATGATTAGGATAAATATCCCAAAATATATGCCATACCCATTCTAAAAATCTACCAGATATAGCATTTGGTAAATCTGTTGTAATAATCCAATCGTATATTTTTATATAAAATTCTTTTGGAAAATTTTTAATTAAATCTTTATGTACTAAAAATTGTGCTGACCCTAAATAACCATATATAAAATCTGAATTATTAGGTACTTTAGAAATTGGAATATAATCTTCAATATAAGTATTATACCATTTCAATAATTCTTTATACATATTATTATATATTAAATGTTTTTTATTCCAATAACACTTATCGTTTATATTATAATACATTTTATTACTCATAACTGCTTCATTATATTTATCAATTATAGAACCTGTATGATGCCACGCATATTCATCGTCGTGAATAAAAAATGTAAAATCAGTTAGTTCATCATAACAATCTATAATATATTTTAAATATACGGAAGCTTCATTACCTTTATTTACTGGAATATTTAATGGATTATTTATATTTTCTTTATCGTAAATCATAGCCTTTATATTTTTACCATTATTTATTTTATATACAAAATCAACATTTTTATTATATCTTGAAACAACAATATTTGTATTATTATTCATATATAAAATTCCTAAATTTATGAACGAATTTTAACGACGCGAACTAGATTTTTTACGGCGATGACTCGTTTTTCGGCGGTTCTTTCTGGACTTACTTTTGCGTGTTCGGCTACGGCGCGATTTACGTTTTCCGCCGGATTGCGGTGCAATAAAATTTTTAACAGCAGTTCCAACACTTTCGTTGGGTCCAACCAATAAATAATCAGCTTTTGAGTATGCGTCAGAATTGATATCATAATAACTATTATTGGCTTCTCTGTAGACAGAAATACTCAACACACCAGATAATGTACCTTTCCTGATGGCATCTTTTAATATAACCTTCCCTATTGGTTGTAAAGCCTTGTTGAAAGGGTTGACTTTGCGGTCTTCAGGAGGGGCTGGAGGAAAATTATTCATTATTATATTAATACAATAATATAATATGTGCGTTTATAGGATAATTTTCCCCGTCTAAATCATATATAACTTTATACGCATTTTAATTTGCTTCCTATTTCCTTAAAATAGAACCCGTTATACGGTACATTTTTATTCAACGCCTTTGCCAGCGTTTTATCACTCATCAACAGTGTTTTAATACAATCGTATTTACATGCGAATTCTCTTATTAAATTATTTTGTAAATCATATTGACCTACTCCATTTTTGTATAATAAGGGTAGTCCATTAATTTTTTCTTCGAATTCTTCTCTGAACATTAAATCACAATCAGTATATATTTTATAATAATAACCTTGTGACAAAGTGAACTTTTTAACTGGTATGTCTAATGCCGAAATAGATTCATATCCGTTAAAATGTGCGGCGGTTTTTCTATCTAAAAAAACGTTAACAATGTTTGTTTGTTCCTTGTTTATTTGAGCTATATAACCTAAATTTTGGACTTTTGTTTGTTTCGTTGGAGTAATATTGTGGATAATGTTAGGGTCCATCTCTCTGTCTACTAGAAGCCACCTATATCCGCAATAAATCGTATTTTCTATAATAGCTTTATTTACACTTGGTCTTTTGATATTAGAATCTTCTTTCATCGCTTCTGAAACAGAATCGTATACTTTAATTAATAGCAGTGTTTCTGGATTTATTTTTTGTAGTCTAGGTCCAACAGTTAGCAGCGGTTCGCTAAAACCAGTTACCAATTTAGGTTCATGAGAATTAAGTTTGTTTAATATTTCTTTATTTGATTTTTCAATAACATCAACTTTATGAGATAAATCTTTAATTGTTTTAATTAATTCTTGTATTAATACGTTGTCATTGTTAGTTGTTTTCATTTCCAGCATTAGTTTTAGTTGTTCGTTTTCAAGCTCTAATTTACTGTTGTCATTATTATTGAAATACTTAATATTATTGGTTACAATATTTATTAATGTTTGATAAGAGAGATTTTTGCCAATTAAAAATAGTTCTAACTCCGTTTCATGACCTTGAAGGTTTTTTACTTTATTTGGTCTTACTAAATCATGTTCTTTTATAAATGTTTCAAAATCCTTGCTTTTATTAACGGTAAAACAATCTAACAACACACATTCTTCGTATTTATTTTTGTGTTCCTTATATCTATCGGTAACACCTCTACGGCTTTCTCCCACTTTTATAACGTATTGAGTGTTCTCGTAAGTTTTTACTTTAATAACATAAAAAACAGCACCAATTGTTCCGTATTCTTTTAATAATATTTTCTCTCTTTCTATTACTTTTTGTGTCTCTAATTTGGTTTCGTATTCTTTTGCTTTTTGGTCTTCCACTTGTAATAGTTGTTTTTGTAAATCATATACACCATTTAATCTTAACTCTTTTATTACTTCACATACCCAATTCTGAAATTTCTCAGCAATTGGTTTTCTTGATTTAAATAACACCTTATATAGACCCTTTTCAGTAAGAAATGTTACTTGTTGTGAGCCACCAAGGGTGTCAATACTATTTACTACCTTTTCACTATCATCAAAATTTTGGATTGTAGCTCTAATATTAGTCATTTCTAATATAGTTCCGACGTCATTTGCTCTAAATAAAGGTTCGTTGATAGTTCCTTTTATTACTATTTCTGTATGTAATTTGTTTGAATTGAATGCCTTTACTACTTCCATGGCTGTATATACAGACAATACACCCTTTTATTTAAATTGTTTTATATAAATAAGATATTACCCCCCCCGTTTTTTCTCCCGAAGCTTCGGGAGCAAAGGGTGTACATAGTATGGACATCCTTGCTTTTTGCTTTAGTAATTAAAAAGGAATAATTAATTATTAAAATATATATAAATATATGAGACGATACATCGTAACACAATATTTAATTGCTATAGGCTAACCCGCCCATACCGCTCATGATACGAAGAACGTTGTAGTTGGTGGCATAAACACGGACCTTAGCAGTTTTTGTTCCCTCAACTGTTGCGTTTGAGAGCACAAGTTGGAGTGTGGCGTTATCAATTCGCGAGAAATTGCACGTGCCTGAGGGTTGGTGTTCTTCGGGTCTCAAGGCGAATGAGTACACGTTAATACCTTCATCAGGGGATCTGGTGTGGGCCTGGTAAGGCTGGACCCATGAGAAGTAGGAACCTTCACGCTCTGAGAAGCGGTCTTGGCCGTTAAGCTGGAGCTTGGCGGTGACAACGGGGTTCTGTCCCCAGCAGTGCATGTCGAGGGATGTCTCGGAAAGAACGAATGTTCCGGCATCAGAGACACCAGAGTTGTCGTTGTGGCTCTGGTCCTGGAGGGAAGCAAGTACATCGGCATCTAGACCAAGTCCGGAGTAATCAATGCCCGGACCTCCGAAGTTTGTTTCGTTGTAAGGATTTGTGGAACTGGACCAGTAACCACTGGCATTTGTGAGTACATCAAGCGAACCCGCATCTTGGAAAAGACCGCGAGCATCGATGTAAGCACGGGAGTCGGCCGCGACGGCAGTGGGGCCACCAAAAGAGTGGATGGCATTGGGGAGCGCGTCGATGGCATCTGTGTAGTTGAAGGGTTGGGCACCGAGAACCTTGAAAAGGAGGGCATCGCAAGTCAAGGAAGAGCAGTAGTCAACGTTTTGGTCGGGTTGGACGACCCAGATGAGCTCCTTGACGGGGTGGTTAAAGTTGAGCTTGATTTTGTTACTGGAAGAACCAACAGACTCATCACCTGTGAATTGAAGTTGGGTAATCAAGTACTCGTGGGGGTTCTGTGCCATTCTGCGACGTTCATCAGTGTCCAAAAACACGTAGTCGACGTAAAGGGACGCAGCAACTAGAGATTGGTTGTACGCGATGGTGGCGGGAACGGGGCGTCCAACGGAGTACTGACCAGCAGAACCGAGGTAAGGGTTTTGGTTGCAGTTCAATGTTGTGACAGCCCACAAGCACTCGTCGATGGGTCGGATGTCAAGGTTAATCTTGACCTCGTGGTATTGGAGAGCGATTAAAGGAAGGGCAAGACCGGGGTTGGTGCAGAACCAGAATTGGAGAGGAACGTAAAGGGTTGTCTCGGGGAGAGCGTTACGGGGAGCGCACACCTGGCGGGGGGCGGCAGAGTCACAAGGGGACTCCACATCAGAGAAAGAGGGGTCCGTGATGAATGTGAGTTGGGTTGTGTTACCAATCATCTTGAAGTAACCGCGTTGTTGTTCGGCAGTCATGGTAAGTTGGTTC